CTGTAGTTATGATAACCAACCCAAGTGTCACCATTATGAATCATAATGTCAACTTCGTCAACAATTGAATTATACCATAATGCACCATCAGTTGTTAGTGCTGTAACTTCATCATCAGATGCAGTATAAAATGCTACTTCTGTACCTGAAGCGTTAATTGTTGCCTTCCATAATGTACCACGAAGTTGTAGTGGAGCAGTGTCGCCATCTGTTCCTGGCTCGTAGTATAGGTTTGGTGTTCCGTTGTTTACATTTGCAAAATGTGCAAAGCCTGCATTACCTAACACTGGTGTTGAACCGTCGTCAGTTAATTTAACATCTCCGCCTTTTGCGTGTGTAATTACAATTTTGTTTCCTGTAGTAACTTCTGCATTAACGTGGGCTACACCTGCATTTGTAATAGCTTCTGCAATTACATCTGCATCAGTTGCTGCACCTGTTGTTGTAAATTCAATAACAGCAATAGTGCTTAGTGCATTAGAGTTAGGTGCTGTTGCTTGGATACCTAAGTTATATGTATCTGCTGTAATACCATTTGATCCAATAGCTGCTCCAATAATTGTTGTTGGTGCAACTGCATTACGTCTGAATACTTTAAAAGTTGCTAGTTTTTGTGAATCGCCTGCTACATTAGATTGTACATAAACATCACCAGCTGCAATATTTGCGCCGCCGCCTAATTTATCTAACCAGTATAATGCTTCTTCGTTTGACGAATAAATTGGAGCGGCTACTGCGTCCCAAATTTTAGTAGCATCGTTAAATACTTTCATTCTCCAACGTGCGCCATTTCCAGGCTCAGTTGTTTTAATCCATACAGACCCTGTTGGACGTGGATAAGAATCACTTGCTTTAAATGCAGGAACTCTAGTATGCTTGTCAATATGTAGTTCTGGTGGATAGTAAGTACCTGATGCAATACCAAGTTCGCCTAGTAATGTTGAATCACCGCTAATTTCTAGAGAACCTACTGCTGAAGAATCCTGTTCAGCACTGTCTGTACCATCGCTGTAAATTTCTAAACGTCCGTCTACTGCTGCTGCACTAATATTTCCTAATGGAAATAGTGAAACAATATTTGTTGCAACTTCGCCAATTGTATTAGAACTTGTTACTGTAACTGTTGTTCCGTTAATTGTAAATGTTGTAGATGACTGTGAAAAAGATGGGTTAGACTTGTTGCCACGTACTGTTGCCCAACTCTTTGTCCAAGCTTCTGATCCTACTAATACCCAAGTACCTGTAGCATTTCTATAGAACATTCTAGCAATAGTTGATCCAAATACAACTGCATAGTCGCCAATTGCACCGACAGTTGCTTTTGGCATTTTACCAGTTGTTCCGTTAACTACTGAACTTCCGTCTGTTAATTTTGTCGAATCTGTAATTACAATCGGTGTTTTACTTGTAAATGTTTGGCCGCCGGTTGTTGTAGCACCTGCGCCATTCCATTCTTGAATACCAAATTGTGATGTTTGTGTGTCTAGCCAATATGTGCCAGCTGCTGGAGTTGATGCCGGTGCATCTGAGCTAGGCTGAATTTCTGCTAAGTCAATATCTGCTCTAACAACCCACGCTCTGTTTGAAACACCTAAATATGAATATGCTGCTTGCAATCCATATTCGTTAAGCTCGCCAGCGTGAATTGGGTTATTGTTGTTATCTGTATAAAACAACGGATCACCAAACGTATCTGCTAGATCACGTTGTGATGTTAATAAGTATGGTTTACCAGCGTTTGCCTTGAGCGTACCTTGTGCTGTTCCTGTTCCACTAGCATTTAGCTTGTTGGACGCAGAAGCAACAAAGATCATCGGTGTTGTGCCAGGCTCTGCCGGAGTGTAGAAACTTTCGTCAATTACTTTGACTTCTACTCCTGGGGATGTTAATGCCATTATCGTTCTCCTGTTATTACGAATCGTAGTTTTGCTACTTGTATTTAGCAGCTTGTAATAAAAACGGTGCGTTAAACACCCTGAAAAAGGGGTCAAAAAGGTGAGCTAAATACAGTATGAGACCGTTATGTAAGTGCGGACAACGTCCTGCTGCTATAAACTATAAAAAAGGAAAAAGAACATACTATCGTAGGCTGTGTGAAACTTGTTTGCGAAATGGTGTAGGGCACGGAATACCGAAGTGGAAGCAACGTGGTTACGAAAAGCTAGATACTTGTGAGAAGTGCGGATATCATAGCAAACACGAAGAACAGTTTAATGTATTTCATATAGATGGCAATCTTGATAATTGCCGTCCTAGTAACTTAAAAACAATTTGTGCTAACTGTCAGCGTATTCTTCAAAAGAATGGAGTAACGTGGAAGCAGGGAGACTTAGTCCCTGATTTTTAAAAATAGTACGTATTAAGATTTCTACGTTTCTTTCTAATCTATCTAATGATGCATTATTGTCTAATGTATAATCACACATCCATTGTTCGATACTCATTGATGTACTATCTTCTGCAGGTAAATGATCGGAACGATCTACCCAAATAGCATAATCAAAAAGCTCTTCATTTTTCATTGCAAAAAATTCACGCCTATTACGTAGACCACAATAAATGTCGTGTTCTGCAAATAGATTACGTCCTAGTCTTGCCAGATCGTTGCTACAATAATTATGAATCATATCATACCATTCAGCACGATGATTATGTCTATCGGTATAACATTCATCCTCATTTTTATATCCGTACTTGTCTTTTAGATCATTGTAGATAAAGAGTTCAGAACAGAATTTAGACGATGATTGAAACTTATACCCATATACTTCTAACATTTCACAGACTGTATCTTTACCGTGTCTGCCGTGGCCAACAACTAATAACTTAGGTAACATAAAATATCCTTTACAATATACTCTATAGTATATAGAAGATTTATGTGTTTGTCAAGTATTTTTTACTGTTTTTGGCTTGTCGCCTTGCCCAGGCAGCATCAAAGCCGAGAAGGCTGTATTCAGCTCTCTCACAATTACCCCAAAGTCTTTTTATATATGACTCATATGTTGCCATAATATCTTTTTCTTGCCAAGATTCTGGGATAAGTTGTCCTTTGACCATCCAGTACAAACGATTTGCTTCTTTGTGTTGAAAATATGTCATACTGTATTTACAGTATGTTTAGATTATAGCGTTAACATTAACCGATAGTAAAGCCGTAGCCTACACCGCCTGCTACCTGTTGAATAACTTCTTGTTCAAGTTTTTCCATCTCTTGTTGAGCTTCTGCCTTTAATGCATCTCCATTAAGAGTTGACCCGCCTTGTGGTCCAGCAATAGTAGCAAACTTTGAACGTGCTTCGCCTAGCATATACTTACAACTAGCAAGTGTATAATCTTTAATCCACTGTACCACTAGATAGTCTGATAGTAATTCACTATCAGGACGATAGTTATAAACGTACAACATTAGGTTTTCTTCTGCTCGCGGGCGTTGAAGAATTGTAAGTTGCTTGCTTGTAGTATTCCATTTAAATTCTATAAACGAACCAAACATACGTCCTACTAATTCTTGATATTGGCTAAAGAAATCATATGTTGCTAAACCACCTAAATTACTACTTGCCATCATATAGGTATTTGTATATGCCATATTAAACGGCTCAAACAATGTCCCGCCATCGCCGCCGCCACTACGCGAGCCAATCGAACGTCTAAAGATTTGACGAACTTCTACCACTTCTTTTGGCAATGTGTAAGTATTTTGATCAAGTACTGTGGGCATAAACATATATGATTCTTCTACTGCATTATCGCTCCTTTGTCTGAAGCGAGATAATGCTTTTGCTAGAGCAGTTTCGTAATGAACTGGGTCTAACTCAACATCAATCATACCTCCACCGAGCATTGCGTTTACGTAATCAAATATTTCTTGTTTCTGTGTAGCTAATGACATATGAATTCCTCTGTAAAGTATTTATCGAATAAATATGTATATGCCAAGATTAAGTTTATACAAACCAGAAAAGGGTAAGGACTACACATTTTTAGATCGACAGATCACAGAAATGTTTACTATTGGTGGCACTGACATCAATGTTCACAAGTACCTAGGCCCAGAAAATCCAGATGAGGTAGATGCTACAGCTGATCGTCCTCGCTATGACGCTGTTAAAGAAACAAATATTCAAGATTTGTTATTTTTAGAAAACAGAGATAGAAAATACGATCCTAATATCTATACAATGCGTGGCATTTATAATGTGCAAGATGTAGACTTTAATCTTTCACAATTTGGTATGTTTTTAGATAACGACACGTTGTTTATGACTATTCCTATCAATAGTAGTGTAAAAACTCTTGGTAGAAAAATTATGAGCGGTGATGTCCTTGAACTTCCACACCAAAAAGACGAATACGCACTTAACGATTATAAATTAGCATTAAAACGCTTTTATGTTGTAGAAGATGTGAATCGTGCAAGCGAAGGATTTAGTCCTACGTGGTATCCTCATTTATATAGACTTAAACTAAAACAAATAGTTGACTCGCAAGAATTTAAAGAAATTCTTGATTTACCTGCTGACGCAGATAATGATAACGGTGATACTCTTAGAAATATGCTTTCTACTTACGAAAAAGAAATGCAAATTAATAATGCAGTGTTAGAACAAGCAGAAGTAGATGCTGGTAAAAGCGGATATGATATAGGACACTATTATACTCTCAATACAGATACTGAAGGCAATGTCGAAGTAGAAAAAGTAGGCGGAGAAACAGTTACCACTCATCCTCCTAAACCGGGGTATGACGGATACTTATTAGGAGATGACGGCGCACCAAATGGAGAATCATTTGGTCACGGAATTCAATTTCCAATTGGCGCTAATCCAGGAGACTACTTTTTACGTACAGACTTTTTACCAAAACGTATGTTTAGATATGACGGTACTAGGTGGGTCAAAGTACAAGACGCTGTGCGTATGACAATGACAAATAGTAATGATAGAATGACTCAGAAAACTTCGTTTATTAATAATACACAATTTACTTATAACGACAAAGTTATTAGTGATTTTAAAAATCTTTATGAAGGTGATACTTCATTCAGCACAGACATTAATTACCCTATTACAGGATTGTATCTTGTTCTTAAGTACAAAGTTGTTGAAGATGGTTTTGTAATAGCAGACTATCCAGATTTAATAACAGACAACGGTAATGGCAAGGCTGTTGTTAATTTACCTGTGGTCAACGGAGTACAATCCTCTGTCAAATATACAGGTCAATGGGAAGTAATAATTTATAACAACAGAGAAGCACAAAGACAGAGCCTCAGTACTGTGCTTAGACCTAAGGCAGACTTATAATGCAACATTTTTATGACGGACAAATAAGACGTTATCTTACACAGTTGATTAGGATGATGAGTGGCTTTAGTTACAAAGACGGTAAAGGCAATCTTACAACAATTCCTGTAATGTATGGAGATATTACAAGACAAGTAGGAAGTATTTTAAGAGATAATTCAGAAAATAAAATTCCAAGTGCTCCTAGAATGGGAATTTACGTTACTGGCCTTGAAATGGATAGAAGCAGAACTAGTGATTCTAGTTATGTAAGTAAAGCACACATTAGAGAAAGAGCGTTCGACGAAAATAATAATGAGTATCTAAACAAAGAAGGTAAAAACTATACAGTTGAAAGATTAATGCCTACACCATATACTTTATCAGTAAATGTTGACATTTGGACTACAAATACAGAACAAAAGTTACAAATTATGGAACAAGTTTTAATGTTGTTTAATCCAAGTTTAGAAATACAAACTACTGATAATTATCTTGACTGGACTAGTTTAAGTGTTGTTAACTTAGATAATATCTCGTGGAGTTCAAGAAGTATTCCTACAGGAACTGAATCAGAAATTGATGTAGGTTCATTAACTTTTACAACACCGATTTATATTAGTCCGCCCACTAAAGTAAAGCGTTTGGGCATTGTTACTGACGTTATTAGTAGAGTATTCCAAGGTAGTGAAATTGACGATATCGACGATGCAGCTGAAATTAGTACAAAGATTTATATCGACGAAAATGGCGACTTACAAAGAGGAAAAACAGAAGCATACTGGGAAAATACTCAAACTAGGCTTACTGTTGCGCCAACTAGTTACCAAAACACAGGACTACTTGTTCTTAACACTACAATTAAATTAATCGACAAAGGCAATGTAGGCGGCAAATCTTGGCCAGAGTTTTTGCTTGCATTTCCTCAAAAATTCCAAGACGGAATTACACAAGTTAGACTAACCAGAGCAGATATGCCCTTTGATGTCATAGGAGCATTAGCAATTAATCCGTTGGATGAAACAGAAGCAACAGTCATTTGGGACGAAGATACAATTCCTACAGACACTTCAATATCAAGCGAAGCTGGGACAAGGAATAAAATTGACTATATCATAGATCCTCTAAAAACTAATCCGAATGATCTTCAATTGTCTGGTAATCCAAGAATACTTATTTTAGGTGATATAGGAAATTCTGCAAATAAAGATGGTGCAGATGCTTGGAAGAATCTAGACAATAGTGATTTTGTAGCAAACGCTAATGACATAATTGAATGGGATGGATCAAAGTGGACTATTGTATTTGACGCAGACGTTGACCTAAGTGTTTATGGAACTGTTTATACTACAAATTTAACCACTGGTGTACAATATAAATTTGATGGTAATGATTGGTTGCTTTCTTTCGAAGGCGAGTATCCAAACGGCACCTGGCGTTTAAATTTCTAATATAATTACTAGTATGAGCAAGCAAATTATTTGTAGTGGAGCACTACTATATTCTCTCGATACTAAACGTTTTTTGTTTTTACATAGAGTTAACGGCAAAAACAAAAAAGTTTGGGGGCTTGTTGGCGGCACTAACGAAGGAGAAGAAACTCCTTGGGAAGGCTTAAAACGTGAAATATTTGAAGAGATAGGAACAATAAAAATTAAAAAAACTATTCCGTTAGAAACATTTGTATCTAACGACACTAAGTTTCATTTTCATACGTATTTGTGTGTAGTAAACAATGAATTTTTGCCTGCACTTAATAACGAACACGACGGTTATGCTTGGGTTAGTTTCGGGCATTGGCCCAAGCCGTTACATTTTGGTTTGCAAAACACTCTTACAAAAAAGGTCAATCTTTCTAAATTAAAAACTGTATTTGAAGTAATAGATTTACTTGACTAATCCGGTAAAAGATTGTATAGTAGTAATATGAAAGTTCTTATAATCGGTGACATAATAATTGACAGATATATCTACGGAACAAGCACACGTTTGAGTCCGGAGGCTCCTGTACCTGTAGTTACACAAGAACACATTATAGAAACACAGGGTGGTGCAGGATTAGTTTACAAAAACTTAGAAAGTCTAGGTGTTGATGTAGACCTATTTGATTATGACTATCCTAAAAGTATTAAAACAAGAGTACTATGCGATGGACATTATATTACACGTATAGACGACGATGTTATTGCAAACAGTGAACTTGTATTAGAGAATATCCTAAAGAAAGATTTTAGCGAATACACATATGTTATACTAAGTGATTACAACAAAGGTGTGCTAGACAAGTCATTAGAAATTATAAAATATCTAAACACATTTGGCTGTAAGGTAATTGTAGATCCTAAAAAACACGCAGATCAATACGAAGGTGCGTGGCTTGTAAAACCTAACCACAAAGAGTTCAAGGACTTTGAATTTACAAATTGGAAGGGTAATTTTATCGTAACTAATGCAGGCGATAATGTTGTTGGAAATATAGACGATATTATGTATAACGTGCCTGTAGAACGTATTGAAGTATCAGATGTTACAGGTGCAGGTGATTGCTTCTTAGCAACATTTGTTTATGCACTTACTAAAAAATATGATTACGAAAGCGCAATTACACTTGCAGTACAAGGATCAACTGAAAGTGTTAAGCACGTAGGCACATACATTTTAACAGAAAACGATCTAAAGAAAAAGGTCGTATTTACAAATGGATGCTTTGATATATTACATAAAGGACATCTTACCTTGCTAAAAGAAGCTCGTATGCAAGGTGATAAGTTAATTGTAGGTCTTAACAGCGATGACAGCGTAAAGCGTTTAAAAGGCGCTCTAAGACCGTTTAACGACGTGGAAACACGTATGGAACAACTATTATTAATACCGTATGTAGACGAAGTTATTGTATTTGACAACGATACTCCATACGAGCTTATCAAAGAATTGCAACCGGATCTAATTGTTAAAGGTGGTGATTATACCGTAGAAGAAATTGTTGGACACGATCTAGCACCTGTACACATTGTACCTACAGTCAATGGTTACAGTACAACTAAAATATTAGAGGCACAGGAATGAAAATTTTAATTACAGGACACAAAGGTTTTATTGGTCAAAACCTAACTTTTTATTTACAACCAGATCACGAACTATTTGGATATGAATGGCAGGAAGAACACTTACCCGAAGTTGAAGGGTTTGATTGGGTTATACACGTTGGTGCAATATCAAGCACAGTAGAACAAGATGTAGATAAAGTAATGCTACAGAATTACGAATTTAGTAAATGGCTCTATAACCAATGCAACTCAAAAGGAGTTAATTTTCAATATGCTTCTAGTGCAAGTGTTTACGGACCGTATGAAAAATTTGGAGAAGATGATCCAAAGTCTCCACAATCACCGTATGCGTGGAGTAAGTATTTGTTCGACAGATGGGTGTGGCAACAAGAGCATAAAGTTTGTGTTCAAGGCTTTCGTTATTTTAATGTATACGGGCCGCTAGAAGATCACAAAGGTAATCAAGCAAGTCCTATAACAAAATTTATTAAACAAGCAAAAGAAAATAACACTATTGCACTATTTGAAAACAGCGACCAATACGAACGAGATTTTGTATTTGTAGGCGATGTTTGCGAAGCACATAAGCAGTTGTTAGAAAATAAAAAACCGGGCCTTTTTAATATTGGTACAGGAAAAGCTGAGAGCTTTCAAAAAATAGCAGATCTAGTTGCAAAAACATACAATGCAACTATAGAGTATATTCCAATGCCCGATTACTTACAATCACAGTATCAGGAATATACGTGTGCAAACATAGATAAATTAAGTAAAGTTACAGATATTAACTTTGCAACAGTAGAGGAATATATTAATGGAACAGCAACCAACTAGAAAAAGTGGCGTCGACCAAAAAGGTTGGGGTTACGAAATGATTTGGGCCACAAATGAAAAGTATTGTGGTAAAATTATGGTATTCAACAGAGAAATGGGACAGACCAGTATGCATTTTCATAGAGAAAAAGACGAGACTTGGTTTGTTAATAGTGGCAAGTTTAAAGTAAAATGGATCGACACTAAAGATTCTAAACTTTATGAGCAAGAGCTAATAGAAGGTTCTACTTGGCATAATCCACCATTACAGCCGCATCAATTAATTTGCTTATCTAAAGAAGGTAGTGTTACTGAAGTAAGTACACCTGACAGTGTAGAAGACAATTACCGTATCGGTCCAGGTGACAGTCAAAAGTTGAGTGACAAACAAGATGACAGTAAGTAGTTTTTTTGCAGTTCCAATTTTAGACTACCGTATTCCTGCTGATTTAGCAGATGAATTAGAAACACGTATTGTCCCAGAGTTAGACAAGTTAGAAAACAACGGAGATGATTATGATTACCGTCGTTCAGATTTCTGGGAAACTAAAATCCTGTATCACGAAATTGCTCCTGAGCTAACCGACGAATGGGCTAAATGTATTGCTGAATATAAAGAAGCAACCAGTATACAAACTGGCGAAGGACTGCACTACTGGACCCAAGACTACAAAGACGATGAAGGCCACGATATGCACGGCCACGGCATTGATGGTATTAGTGGCGTTTACTGGCTACGTGCTAACGAAAATGCAGGCTACATTAGATTTTATAATCCGAATACTATTGCAGAATATGTACAACATCACGATGGCTCTAAACCCTTCTTTCAAGCACATTATGATGTTAAAGCAGAAAAAGGAAGACTAGTGTTGTTCCCTTCATATCTAAAACACAAGGTAGTTACAAAAAGAATAGACGTAGTAAGGACTACTATTGCATTTAATGTAGGTATTTAGATGGCATACAATATGTGGAGTAATGCTCCTAAGAAACAAGAACAAACACCTAAAACTAATATGGGATGGACTAATCAGCCTAAACCTGAGGACATTCCTTTTTATGATCCTGTTCATAATATTGCACCTAAAGTTGTTGTCGGCTTAGACAGAGACGGTGTTATCAATGTTGACAGGGGTGAATATACTTATCGAGTTGAAGACTTTGAGCCTATACCGGGTAGTTTAGAAGCTATTGCTAAGATTAGACGTTTAGGTCATAAAATTGCAATTATTACTAATCAAGGCGGAATAGCAAAAGGTATCTATACAACAGACGATGTAGAACGTGTACACGATCATATGTTTGATCTATTGGGCAAAGCAGGGTGTTCCAGTATTGATGCATTGTATTACAGTGAGACTAGTCTAAGAGCAGACGGCTTTGCAAAACCTAACACGGGTATGTTTAAGAGGTGTGAAGAAGAAATGCCCTTTATTAAATTTTCCAAAGGATTCTTTGTAGGTGATAAGATATCAGATCTAAAAGCTGCATTTAAAATGGGTGCAAAACCTGTATTAGTACGTACCGGTTATGGCGAAGAGACTATTAAAGAATTAAATAAATTTAGTAATCAAAAGATAAAGAAAAAGACCATCATATTTGACGATCTTGCTCAGTTTGCAGATTATTTAGATCGTTAATCTTCTAAAATTCTAAAGTTAGCACTAATTGATGCTCTTATAGTATCACTTTTATTCCACGTGACATAATGATTTAGCGTACTCGGAAAAAACACAATATCTCCTTCTTGTAAAAACGGATTGTGTCTTGCAGTCCATCTTTCGGGTTCTTCAAATAAATGCATTTGAAACGGAGAAAATGGCTCTGACGCACTATTATAAAAAATAAATTGACCATACATACCGTCATTTTCAGCAGTATTTTCTCCTGCTTGATCTAAAATATACGCACAACTCACTAAATTATTATCGCCGGAATGTGCGTGTACTTCTTGATGTTGTCCTTGATGATATCTATTAGCCCACGCATAAGATTGTATTTTGTCTTTATATTCTTGTTTAAGACCGATTTCTTGCAAGTACGGTCCTAGTCCTGGTTGTATATTTTGGAAAAATAAATTCCAAGGTAATTTACTATTAAGTTCTTCGTGATGCATTGTAGTATCACAGTTACAGTCCCATCTATTAGAAGTATTAAATGCGTTGTCATCATTTAAAAAAGGCAAAAATCCTTGTTTAATTTCTTCGTGATTAGGCATTTTTGTTTTAAAAATTAAACTACCAAAAACTAACTCAAACATTTTCAACCTTTACTAGCTTACCTAATTCTGGCAGGTACAAATATTCAATAGCACTTTTAGCTAATGTTGTAAATGCATCTTCTAGTGTTTCTACTAAAGGATCGCCTCCTAAATTAAAACTAGTGTTGAATACAATAGGACAACCTGTTTTATCTTTGAATGCTTTTATGAGATTGTAGTAATTCGGATTCTGTTCTTGATTTACTGTTTGAATTCTACAAGTTCCGTCTACGTGAATAATAGCAGGAATCTTTTCTTCAACACCTGGTTGACAGTTTACAGCATACATCATTGTAGGTGAATTTTTCATACCACGTAAATCAAACCATTCGTGTACATCTTCTTCTAAAATGCTACCTGCAAATGGGCGGAAGTACTCTCTATGCTTTACACTATTAACAAAGTCTTTACCGTCCGGGTCTGTTGGATCGTATAATATACTTCTATTACCTAATGCTCTAGGTCCATTTTCTGAACGTCCTTGAAATATTGTTACAATGTTTCTACTAGTGATTAGATCAACAATATCTTGATCTGTAGCTTCAGTTACAGTAGCATTAAACTTTTCACACATTTCTGTTACATCTTTGTCACTGATATTGTGTTCAGGTCCGAGATATACAGTTTCTGCCTGTGGATGTATTGTAGTATCTTTAGTAATACTTCTATAAGCCCATAACGCTGCACCCATTGCTGTACCACCGTCATTTGACACTGGCTCTACATAGATACTTAAACCTTCATTTTCTAATTCTTTAAGGTAGTAATAGTTTGCAACACAGTTCAGTCCATATCCGCCACTAATGACTACATTTTTACAGCCACTAATTTCTACAGCATATTTAATTACATCTGCTACTGCTTTTTGAGTTTGCGTTTGTACAGCATATGCCATATCTCTTCTATTTTTCATTAGTGTGGGATCACTGTCGCCTGGTTGATCTCGTAGTTGCTTGTATAAATTTTCGTTTACAATAGAACCATTTGGATACCTTGGTACAAATAAGTTTCTATTACTCAACGGAGTAGGCCACTGTGCTGTGCTATCAAAAATTTCAGGAATCTCAGAATTTTCTTCTCCATATGGAAATAGTCCCATAGTTTTTCCTGCTTCAATTGCGTCCCATCCGCAATATTCGGTTACTGCTTCATAACATTTAACAATACCTGCTCTGTCAGAAAGTGAAGCGCCAAATGTTCCGGTAGTGTTGTTAAAGATATCTGTGTCCGGTGCTTCGTTTGCTACAGTCGGTAACCAATCTTTACAACCTAATGTTTTGTATAATGTTTGAATATTGTCAGGATACGAACACTTATAAATTGTTTCAGTTTCCCACATATACCTAGGGTCACCATCTGCGTCAATTGTAAAACACGTTCCTGCACCGTCAACAATTACTGCAACTGCTTCCTCAAACCCTGATCTATAAAATGCTAAACTGGCGTGCATTTTATGATGCAACATCGCAGTATCAATGACTTGTGGATGCTTATTCCAAGGATGGCCTGTTTCGATAAGACCCATTTTTCTTGCAAGTCCTGTATAGATATCTTCATTGGTATAATCAAGTCTACCAGCAGTTTCGTCAAGTGTTTGAGTATGCGAGACAACCATATAATCTAGTTTGTCTGTGTACTCTAAAATTTTCAATATTGACGCTAACGGTCCGCCATCATACTTGCTACGTGTTAATCTTTCTTCTTCGATTGAAAATACAATTTCACCGTCTTTTAATAAGCATACGCCTGCGTTGTGACCTCTAGCAATACCTGCGATCCATAAACTCATTAATGACCTCCTTGATGAACTACACCGTGTGTTGGGCAAACTTCGCCTTGCGGTTGTTGCATTTCTTGCGGCGGCTTAGGCGCACTTTTTACAGATTTGCCTGTTGTTTCTTTAATTGATTTTACAATATCATTAATGTGTTGTTTACTCATATCCATAGATTTATCGTTTATCCTATCTGGTTCTTCTTCCATACTGGCTCTAATTGGAGCATAAACTCTTTTACCTTCACCGATATCAAATACGGTAATATCTTTATCATTTAGATAAGATGTATTAATTGGAAATGTACTGCCGGTTACAACTGTTGCTTTTGTACCTAATGCTTTTGCTACGTGTTGTCCTACACTATCACATCCTAAGAAATGATCTGCTTCTTTAATTACTCCTGACCAAATACGTAAGTCAGGAATTTGTGGTAAGGCCAACGGGTGCTCGTTTTCGTTTTCTTCGTAAAGATTTAGCGGTAATTCACTCATAACAATAATGCCGTATTCTTGTTTTAGCTGATTTGCAATAGCAAGCATATCATCTACTCTAAAACTTCTTGATGTTTGGTCGATTAAGTTTTGTTCTACTCCTCTACCAAAAGGCTGGATTACAACTACCTTACTAAATCCTGTTACTGATCTGACTTCATCAACAACTGACTTACCTTGTGCAATTTCTGATTTATTAAGACTAATCGTTGGAGTAGGTAAATCTCTAATACCTTTTTTGTTAATTTCGATATCAAATGCTTGTGCAATACTACACTTTTGATTATAATATTCCCAAATACGATACGGTTCTGGACTTACACAGTCTCTATCTTTAATAAACTGTTCAAACAAGCCCTTGTGCCAAGTATCATAAGCACGTTTATGTAGTGTAGGATGTCCTTTATAAAAATCCATACCGCCTTCGCATACAATAATAAAATCATCATCGGGATTTTCTTTCTCGTATAATTCAAATGCAGGGATTGACGTTACCACACGACCGGCTCCGCCGTTGATAAAAAATACTGTAGATCTTTTCATTGTTGTTAGGTACCTTTATGTAATTACGAAAATATTTATAGCACACTATTAATTAGAATTACAAATGTGGTTGCAAAGATGATAAAAGGCAGTGTGTAAACTGCCCTTTATCTTTATTATATTTTTAATATTTAATCGTTGTTAGGATCTTCATTAGGATTGTAGTCATCATAACTTGTAATATCATATTCGATCAATTTTGTTTTTGGATACATAGAATCGATAAAGACTAGGGGAATATCAGTGCCTTCGAATGCCTGTGGCATATCTCGTAGTAGTTGACGATATTTTTCAAGTTCTAAAGTTTTTTCGCCTTCTGGGTCCATAGCCTTAAAAGTCATATATAAAGAGTCTGTGTTTCTTAATAGAATATCTCTTTCTATTCTAATTACTGCCCACGGTGTTGCCTTTCCGATCCAGTCTTCGTTAACCATTTTTACTAATACAATTTTTTTAGCATCAAAATCCCAATAACTGCGCTGATCGCAATACAATTCATCTGGATGAATTGGGTAAGGATATTCAAAATTTTCGTACCCTGGTGGTGATTCAATAATTTTCTGACCAACTTCGTGTTCGTATTCGTCAGCATCCATAAAGTTATTGTGATAGTCACTTAATACTTCTGCTGCCAACGGATCAGACTCACAGTCAAATTTAATCAAAGAAGTGTCTGGATCTGGTTCTAAATCAACATCTTGTAGTTCGTGTTCTCTATATACACGTTCAAACGATCCGTCTTCTTTGTTAGCATAAAAGTATAGGTATTTTGGTCCTATGTAAACTGTGTCTATAGTGTCAGTATCGTCCCAGCCTTCTAAATAGTTGCTGTTGGGACATTCATAGCTGTATTCAACTTTGATCCATTCAGTGCCGTGTTCGTCGGTCAACTCAATTTCGTCAATGTCTACACCTAAGTTTGTTTTTAAATCTATTTTTGCCATATTGTTAACTCCAAGTTACTCTGACCATACCCGGCATACCAGGCGTTCCTAGACAGAAACAAATAAAGTTACCGCACCAAGATTTCATATTACTCATACCACCCATTGCAATAAGTCTAAATCCTCTACAACAACTTGCACATCCACAGTATGTTCTACTGTTGGCCATATAATATGTGTGTCTGTTGTTTAGCATATACGACGGAGCCGTTGATTGTGTTCTATCCCAGCACTGACAACCACTGTCTGATTTGTCCCATTCTGGTTCACCGCCTGTGTCTGCAAAGTCCCATTTACATCCAATACAAATACCAAGGTTACAAAAACCTTCTGTTCTGTCTGCCATACTCATACACTTACAAGTACAATACCTTACATATGCTCCTCGTCCTCCTGGCATACAAGTACAACATAGTCCTGCACCGCTCCATCGACTAGAACATCCTCTAGGTCCCTCACAGCAACCAGTAAAACATCCACAACCATTGTTTGATGTTCCGTTGCCTCCAGATCCTACACAGAATGTATAACAACATCCTGGGTTAAACTGTCCGTCAATTTTTCTAATTGTTTTTTTACCGTAATATCCTCCATATGAGGCACAGTTTGCCATATCACATCGACAACTGTAACAGCAGTGTCCAGATCCTGAACCGCCGCCGCTCCATACTTCAAATGTAATAGCAGTTGCACAAGTACACGCAAACCAACATCCGCAACGACCACAGTGTGCTCTACATCTGTGTGTGCCGTTACATACTAAGCAAGTATTATAGCATTGGAATAATCCGCCCGGTGCCTGGCCCTGTGTTCTCTGGCAAGTACCGTCTGGAAATCTAATGCCGTCATTATATAAACAAGTTGCCATTTATGCATCTCCCTTTAAACTATTTATTTCCTGTTTTAATTCTTTAATTGCCTCTACAAGTAAAGGAACAACTCTTTCGTACTGCAATGTTTTATAATCTTCACCTGAAATACTTACGTCTGCTTCGTCTCTATCAAACGGTGCATTATGTATAATTTCAGGAAGCACTGCTTCAACTTCTTGTGCAATTAAACCAACTTCTGTTTTGTCTTTACTAAATTCTGCTGGAGTCTTTTCATTCCAGTTGTATGTTACACCATTAAGTGATAGCACTTTTTCTAGTGCGTTTGGTATGTTTTTGATGTTAGTCTTAAGTCTAGCATCTGAAGTATTTGAAATAATATTACCAGTTGCGGCGTGAATGCCGTTTGTTGTCACGCCATCACTTTTTGTTTCGAGTTTATTACTACTATCGTAATACAATCTTGTCCAAGCATTACGACTGTGTTCTAAAATCCAGTGGTTATCTACGTCATTGTAAAGGCCCATTCCATTTGAATTGTCGTGCATCATTACAAAACGGCCACCGACGGACAAGCCTTCCCAACCACCGTGTGCTCCACCGTCAATTTGGAGTGAACCATAGTTGCCACTTACTGGTTGTATATATGCATTACCTGTGTCACCTAAACGTACACCTGTAGTATTAATTGTAACTTCACGGCTTCCGCCAGCGTACAAACTAATTGTATCACCTTCAAAGTCAATATACGTATTAGTATCGCCTGTGTGTCTAATATAACGTGCAACATCTAAGTTACCACTAACATCGAGACTAGTAAATTGACCTGTGCTTCGTGTAGTTGCACCAATTGACATATTGTTAATTGAGCCACCGCCTGCTGGTGACATTGTAACTGTACCAGTACCACTTGGTGAAATTGTTACGTTAGCATTTGCAGGACTAAATCCTACTGTGCTAGTTGCACTTAAACTTGTAAACTCTCCACTGCTTCTTGATACGTTACCAATTGGACCTACAAAGCCGCCTCCTGAATAAACACGCTTGGCAATACTTGCACCGCCTTCACAACGTAATGTACCTGTGTCGCCTGAGTTATTAGTAGCGTCAGTAGTTCCTGTAAAGTCTACAGTAGAATTTGCTGTTAAACTTGTAAATGCACCACTGTTGGCAGTTGAGCTACCAATTGGAGTGTTTTGAATACTTCCTGCATAAATTGCACCACTTGCGCCAATACCGCCTGTTACAACTAGTGTACCTGTTGTGGTGTTTGTTGCTGCTGTGTTAGCAGTAAATGTTGTTGCGCCGTTTGATGTTAGTGAAGTAAACGCACCCGAGCTACGAGCTGAATTACCAATTGGAGTACTTTGTAAACTACCACCGTAAATTGCGCCACTTACTCCTAGTCCACCTGTAACAACTAGTGTTCCTGATGTCGTGCTAGACGATGCTGTGTTAGCAGTGAATGTTACTGCACCTGTTGCGCCTAAACTTGTAAAGTTTGCTTGTGCAGGATTACTTGCACCAATTCTTACATTGCTCATACTACCTAGTGTATCTGAGCTAATAGTAAGTGTGCCACCTGCGCCAATTATTGTATTACCGCCTGGGTCAATAGTAACAGATGAACTAGGTCCAGTTGGTGCTAAGTTAATTATTTGTCCTGCTGCTGTAAAATCTAAATTACCTGGTAGTACTAATGCTTTTCCAGCTTCGCCTAGTGTAACTGTACCTGATGCAGATGCTAAAATTAAATCAG